ACAATTCTGTTAGTGGTATCACTAGCGATTAACGTGACTACTGTCCTACGAGTGGTTAATCGACCAGTGGAAGCTATCGTGGTGCATAAGGCTGATAACGCCACTGTATTGCACGGGAAAATTACCGGCAAGGAAATGGTCGGGAAACTCTACACGCTTGATTGTGGGGCGTATGGTAAGTTCCTAGTTAGCAAAGAGCAGTACGATAGCGTGCAAGTTGGGGATGATATCCCGAGCTATTTAAGGGGTAGAGGATCATGAGCGTGAAATACAAATATTCCGGGTTGACCGAGGAATTATATCAACGGCTGGTCAGTGAACATGCGGCACTGAGAGAGACGTACAAAAAAGGATCTTATAAACAGTTTTTTCAAGATATGAAGCAGTGCAGTGAAGTACAAGCTCGCATCATTTACCAAGCGTTTAATAGTGCGGTGGTGGAGCGTGCGAGGATATCGCCCCAAACTGTTGACAGGTTAGAAGGCATTATTTCTGATGAATTATTCGACGACCTTCAAGACTATCTGTCTACTAATTACACAAGAGGTAAAACCACGCGCCCAGTTTTAGATAAAGCCAACGCAGGACTGCCAGGACATTTATTTAAACGTTTCCGTAAGGAAGTGGAAGAACTACGCAAGGAGCACCCAAACAACCTAAACAACTACATTAGAGAGGTTAAGTGCTGCGACCAGAAAAATGCTAACAGAACCCAAAATACCCTCAATCTGTGCTATGCGGAAAAAGCCGCCCTAACTCCGTTGAAGGCTGTTCAAATGGAAGGGTTACTTTCGAGAGGGTTATTCGGCGAGATTATTGATTATGTCTTCAATAACTATGAATGGAGCGAGAGGTTAGACGATGAAGTTGATCGCATCACGCTCGAATATCGTAATAAAGGCAAGGTAGGTCGTGAGAAGACCACGGTCAGAAAAGCCCTATATACAGCCTACGCACTAGGCGTGTAGCTAGAACGGTTTAAGAGGGTTCGACTCCCTCGCTAGCTATTACCAGTCAATATATATTAGAAAAGAGGAATCCTTTATTTTTTCATTCAAATCAGCGGAAGCGTGACTGGTCGTGGATGCACAATGCGAAACTGGATAAAATTTCCATAATTCTACTACTTTATTCTTGAAAAGGAGAAATATCTCCATAATGATTTTATCTATCGCAGGCTGCCAAGGGTTCGCTCCCTTGCCAGTCGTTAGTCTGTCGAACACTAATTTTAGTGGCTTGGACACTTTTTTAACACCGGACAAGCTGACAGACCTTGTTCAAACAAAAACCCAGCAAATTTTAAGAAAAAAGGATGTGAAACACCCTCTTTCTTATTGATATCTTGCATTACTAAACAAAGCCAAAGGCCTTGCTGGTGTCATTTGGCTAGAAAGGAGGTGATAAAAGGCCCAAGAGACAACCCCAAACAAATACATTAATCTTTCTCTTATAAAACTTCTTAATGTTTCTAGGGCCAAAATAAAAAAGACCGACACAATGGCCGGCACTTTCTGAAAGTCAACACTACTATTATACCAGAGAGGGCAGAACAATGCTATTGCCGGAAATTGATGAAAAAGCAACAATCAAACGTTGCAAGCGCAAACTTCGAGAATATCCACGCTGGCGAGAGATTGCACACGACGGCGCTGAGCAGAAAATAACACAGGAATTCACATTTATGCCAAGAGGTGGTAGTGGAGTGAGTAGGCCAGTGGAAAATATTGCAGTCAGACGTGTCGATGCAATGAACGAGCTAGAAGCCATAGAGCAAGCAGTTAGCGGGCTATATCGTCCAGACTATCGTAGAATACTGATAGAGAAATATCTGGAATACCCAACAAAACCAAACTGGCAAATAGCACAGTCTGTTGGTTTCGAGAGAACGGCATTTCAAGAACTGCTAAATAATGCTATCCTAGCATTTGCAGAATTGTATAGAAATGGTCAATTGGTCGTAGAACGTTGATATTTCGGTATTTTGACGGATAAAGCACGGCATCTTACAAATGTTTAAAGTGCTATTATTATATTATCGAAGAAAAACGGAGACAACTCATTTTGTGGGTTGTCTTTTTCAGTATCGGAAAGGAGTTGATGGAAAATGGGATGACCGAGAAACAAATGAAGTTTGCCGATGAGTACATCATCAGCCTAAATGCTTCGCAAGCGTACAAGAAGGCTTATCCTAATATTAAGAACAATGATGTTGCAAAGGCTAATGGGAGTAGACTGCTTGCTAAGGCTAACATCAAAGCTTATATAGACGAGCAACTTGAGAAATTAAAGTCGGAACGTGTTGCGGATCAACAAGAAGTCATGGAGTTTTTAACTGCCGTCATGCGTGGTGAAGTTGAAGAACCCCTGCTGGTCCTCGATGGTGAGGGTATGCAACGTATTGCTCAAGCCAAACCAAACGTCGCTACCCGTCGAGCTGCGGCAGTTGATATCGGTAAGCGTTATAGAATGTGGACAGATAAGGTCGAAGCCGATGTAACGCAAGATATCAATATCAATGTCGGTGAATGGAATGACGATTAATCTTGATATCAACCCAAGTAGGGTGTTTAATCGGCATATCTATGAGCATTTGTTTGATTACGACACTTTCACAGAGGTCCATTATGGCGGTGCGTCAAGCGGTAAGAGCCATGGGGTTTTTCAGAAGATAGTCCTCAAAGCTCTTAAAAAGTGGGACAAACCCCGCAAAATATTGATATTGCGAAAAGTAGGCTCTACGGTTCGTGACTCGGTATTTGCGGACGTGCAAGCAGCGCTGTCTTATTTCGGTGTGCTTAATCTATGCAAGGTTAACATGAGCGCATTCCGAATCGAGTTGCCAAACGGTGCCGAGCTGATCTTCAAAGGGATGGACAACCCAGAGAAGATCAAGTCAATCAAAGGCATTTCTGACGTGGTCATGGAAGAAGCGTCAGAGTTTACGCTTGATGATTATACGCAGCTAACACTTCGCTTGAGGGATAAAGCACACAAGCAGAAACAAATCTATTTAATGTTTAACCCGGTGTCTAAAGCTAATTGGGTATATAATGCGTTCTTTGTGAAGAACCCTAAGAATACAGTGGTTTACCAAACAACGTATAAAGATAATCGGTTCCTGGACGACTTGACCAAGGAGAATATCGAGGAGTTAGCAAATCGAAATGAAGCCTATTACAAAATCTATGCTTTGGGTGAGTTTGCAACGCTCGACAAACTAGTTTTTCCAAAATACGAAAAGAGATTACTTAACAAGGACGAGCTTAAACAGTTACCGTCCTTTTTTGGTCTGGACTTTGGGTTTACTAACGACCCCACGGCGTTTATGCATGTCAAAATAGACCGAGAGAACAAGCGGTTATATATCTTGGAGGAATACGTCAAAAAGGGGTTGCTTAACAACCAAATAGCAGAAGCTATCGCTAGCCTTGGCTATTCAAAAGAGGTCATTATGGCTGACTCAGCGGAGCAGAAGTCTATTGCTGAACTGCAAACACTAGGCTTGCGTCGGGCTATTCCAGTAGATAAGGGTAAAGGTTCGGTATTACAAGGGATTCAGTTCTTGCAGCAATTCGACATCATTGTCGACGAAAGGTGCGTCAAGACGATTGAGGAACTTGAGAACTATACATGGCAGAAAGATAAACATACAAACGAGTACATCAACAAGCCGTGCGATAGTTATAACCACTGTATCGATGCGATTAGATACGCACTTCAAAACCTTATCTTTGTCAAAGATAGACAGGACGTAGATGCTAAGATTAGACGGGTTAACAAATTGTTAAGGAGATAGAATGACGAACACAACACATAGTGCTGACGATATTTTGCATGAAGGACAGTACATTCCTAGATCATACCAATTCGAGCGAGATATGGAGCCGACTAGCTTACAGAAACGTGAAGATTTTCTTCGTTTCGCAAAAGAAGCTAATACTCACTTCATGGCTCAGTCAGCAGACGACCTGGTGGACACGTTCCAAGGACGTGAGAAGTTAGAGAAGATGGTAGCTCAGTTCCAAGACGAACAGATTGAGCGTTTGAACATCCTAGAGAGCTATTCAAATGGGAATAACTACACGATTCTAAATGGCCGTAAGCGACTAGAAGCAGAGAAGGCTGACTACCGCATTAGGCATGACCTGGGTGGACAAGCTAGCCGTTTCTTCACTGGATATACAGTAGGTCAACCTATTTCAATCGGTGCTACTGACACTAACAGCGACTTGACAGCTATTGATGATTTCAATGCATATAACGACATTGAAGCTCTTAACCGTGAGTTGGTATATGACGCTTCACGCTTTGGTCGAGCGTTTGAATTGCATTACTATGACGAGTTTGGCAATCCCGCGGTGGTCTTGATTGACGCAAGAGAGATGTTCACTATTCGTAGCGCAGACGTTCGAAAGGACATCATTGCAGCTGTTCATTGTCCTGTGTATAACGGTGAGATGTTTGTCACAGTCTACACCGATAGCAAGATTGTTAGTTATGATCCAAACTGGCAGGAAATCGAACGCAAAGAGAACCCATTCGGGATGGTGCCGGTGGTTGAATGGCAGAATAACCGAGAACGTTCGGGAGATTGGGAGAAAGGTATTCCAATCATTGACGCTTACGATGCAGCGGAATCTGACACGGCTAACTATATGTCAGACCTTAATGATGCCATGCTTGTCATCAAAGGTGATGTAGAAAGCACAGGGATGAATGCGTCTGACATTATGAAAATGAAACACGCTAACATGCTTGTTCTTGAAAGTGGAGTTGGGCACAACGGACAACAAACGTCACTAGATGCTGGCTATATCTATAAGCAATACGATGTCAGCGGTGTTGAAGCGTACAAGTCACGTTTGATTAAAGACTTTTTCCGAATCGTTGGATTGCCTAACTTGCAGGACGACTCGACATTCTCAGCTACGTCTGGGATTGCTATCCGCTATAAGCTCGTTGACTTGCAACAGGTTACAGCCGTCAAACGTGGGTTCTTTGTCAAGGCGCTCAGACGACGCTATAAATTGCTTGAGTTGTTGTCTAACAATCTCAAAGGTATCGAACCGGTGGATGCTGACATGCTGACATTTACGTTCCATGAGAACTTACCGACAGACGTATGGGCTGAGATTCAATCAGCTATCAATTCTGGCATGGAAATCTCACAAGAAACACTTATGGAATCAGCTAGCTTCACTGATGCTCGAAAAGAAAAGAGCCGTTTGCTCAAAGAGGGCGGCGCTACTGATTTAGAAGTTAGTCAGATTGTAGGTACTGAGGATGATGACGAATAATGAGCGCTACAATGCTGAGCGAAAAGCACAATCAGACCTAATCAAGCGTGACATAGAGCGTGACAAAGTCTTGAAAGAGCTCTATCAAACGTCTTATAACCGCATGCAGAGCCAAATAAGCGGTTTTTACATGCGCTATGCCGACAAGGAAGGGTTAAGCCGTTCCGAAGCTATGAAGCGAGCTAGTGAGTTCGATGTCACTGAGTATAAGGACCGAGCTAGAAAAGCAGTAGTCGAGAAAGATTTCTCACACGGAACCAATCAATGGCTAAGACTGTTTAACTTGAAAATGAAAGTCAGTCGTTTGGAGCTACTCAAAGCAGAATTAAGGCTTGAGATAGCTAGTCTTATATCAGACGTGAACGAAGTCTTTGACGAAGCGCGTGAGAGTGAATATTTAGCCGAGTTTAAGCGTCAAGCGGGTATTTTGGGCAATTCTGCCGTCAATGCAGTAAGTCGCATGAGAGCGATTTTAGACGCTGATTTCTACGGTCAGAATTTTAGCCGTAGAGTTTGGGGCAGAAACGGACTTCATGCAAATATGCAGAAGGATGTGTTTAGCTCGTTAGCACGCATCTTCACCGACATGGACGGTTTTAAGCAGGAGCGGCAGCGATTAGCTAAGAAGTACAACACAAGCCAGGCCAACGCCCAACGGCTACTCAAGACCGAAATAGCTCGCATTAATGCTGATACAGAGTTGATGATGTTGAAAGAAAACAACTTCACACATCTAATCTATGTTGCAGAAAGTGGGGCTTGCGATATTTGTAAGCCCTTAGATAAAAAAGCTATACCGATCAATAAGGCAGAAAAAGGGGTTAACATGTACCCAATGCACCCCAACTGTCGATGTTCAGCGTATGGGCACATCAAAATGGAATATAAAGCCGGTGGCAGCACTCTTGATGAAGAAGCTGTTAACGGCATTTGGGGTGAATAACCCTTGTCCAGACCGTGCTGAGGACATTAAAAGCTGCATGAGTTCGTCGAGGTTGGACGTTAAAGCGTAAAGAAAGGAGCCTATCATGGCAGAAAAAGAACTTGAAACAGTTGAGAATCCTCAAGAGGTTGAAGCTAGCCAACCAGAAAAAGAGGAGAAGATGGTGTCAGTCGCTGAAATGCAGCGTAGACTCAAGCAGATGGAAGAAAAACATACTCTTGAAATCGCTGATATGCAAACCGGTATTCAATCTCAAATCGAGGAAGCCGTTGCTAAAGCTAAAATGAGCGAAGAAGAACTTCAAGAGCTACAACAGAAACAGCGGGATAAAGAATTCGAAGAAGCCCAGAGCACAATTGCAGCACTTCAAGCTCAAATCGCTCAACGTCAAATGCAGGATATCGCTATTAAAGAGCTCGAAGCTCAAGGCGTTCCTGTCAACGAGTCAACGCTTGCATTTGTTGTTAAAGGTGACGAAGAAGCTACCAGGTTAGCTGTTTCAAATATGGCTAACATTCTAAACTTGCAGAAACGAGAAGAAGCCAAAGCTCTACCACCTCGCACTAGTGGCGGAGAGGAAGGGCGTTCTCATCGCGGAAAAGACAAGTTTGACAAAGCCAAAATCACTAATTTCTAATTTAAGAAAGGAGAACTTATGGTTCAACAAAAATTTAATCCAGACACAGTTCTATTGTCTGATTCTCTTGGAAAAGAGGTCACATCAGAACAAATCACTGATCTATTCACTGACGAACTCGTTAAAACTTCAAAAGTTATTCAGCTTGGCCAAAAAGTTGAAATGGACGGCAAAATGGTCCGCAAAGGTGTTGAAGTTGGTCAATTGACAGACGCTTACTTTGTGGGTGAAGGTCAAAAAATTGGTACTGCAAAAGTACAAACTAAATCTTACGTTCTTGAATCTCGCAAATTGGCAGTTATCTTGCCGGTAACAGAAGAAGTCCTTAACTACACTTGGACTGATTTCTTTGAATCAATCAAGGATAAGATTGTTGACTTGTTCAACAAAAAAATCGACGGGGCTGCGTTCCTTGGTTTGTACAACAACCCATTCGGTGCCAACGTTTTGGCGTCTGCTAAACGTGCTCAAAACATCGTATCTGGGGACATCAACCTCAACAACATTTACGATGTGGAAGATAAGTCAGAAAAAGAACCTAACGCATTCGTAGGTCACCGCACTATCAACCGCACACTTCGTGGAATCGTCGACAATGTGAACGGCGGTCAACACATCTTCACTAAACCAGCTAACCCTAACGCAATCGGTGAGCTTGATGGTCTTCCATATTCTCAACTTCAATTGCAAGATGGGCAAACTTACCCAGCAGGTACATTGATCACTGGTAACTTCAATGGTTTGGTTTACGGTATTCCAAACGGTACTAACTTGCGTCTTAAAATCGCAGACCAAGCTACTTTGTCTAAAGTTCAAAATGATGGCACACTTGATTCTGGTGACGTTCACTTGTTTGAACAAGACATGCAAGCACTTCGTGCAATCTTTGAAATTGCCGTAGCGATTCCAAACGACGAAGCATTTGCAGCGATCCAACCAGTAGGAGTCTAGTCAGGAGGTTTAAATGACCTATAAAGCTAAGATTACATTCCGTGACTTGCAAGATAACGAGTATATCTATCAAGTCGGGGAAGTTTACCCACGAGAAGGCTATGAGCCATCTAAAGAGCGTGTGGCAGAAGTTCTTGAAAAGGGTGGTATCGAACAAGTCGAGCCGCCAAAAGAACTTACAGTCAAGGAGCTCAAAGCAAAACTTGATGAAGCTGGTGTCGAGTATGACGCCAAAGCGAAAAAAGCAGATTTAGAAGAACTTCTAAAGGCTGCGGAGGAGGTCTAAAATGAACGATATCCAACTTGAGAAGATTAAACGTCGGTTGGGTATCGACGTTGAAGACGATCTTGAGGATGAATTGATTGAAGACTTAGTCAACGACGCTGAGAGCTATTTCAAAGCACTAGTCGGAACAACCGAGATTGACAAGAAATATCATTTCATCATCGAAAATGTTGTTTACAAGCTCTATGGTCGTAAGGGTTCAGAAGGTGTCAAAACCGAAAACGTAGACGGCTATTCAGTCACCTACGAAGATTGGGACGACATGTTCAAGCCTTACAGAAAGATTCTGGATAAAGATTTTGGCCTAGATGGCTCATTAGCTCGAAAAGGTAAGGTGAAGTTTCTATGAAAACACCACACCGCATTAAGCTAGTGAAGCAAGGTGTTTCGACTTATAACCCGATTACTGATAAGCACGAAGAAAAGGCACAGTCTAGCAAGATTGTGCCTTGTTTAGTCAATTTTATTGACCAACAGCGTGTATTTGAAGCCTATGGGAGTAGGTCAGACGTGGTCATGATATGCCGATTCAATCAAGAACAGAAGCCGTTTGACTACGCTCTATACGAGGGTAAGAAATATTATCCTATCGAACGCATTGACGCACCGATTAAAGGGGCAATCCGATTGAAGCGAGGTGAGCTAAATGGCTAATTTCACAATCGAGTGGAGAGGGGACACAGTCCTCGCTGCCGCTTTGAACAAAGCAAGTCAAGGAGTTAGAACACAAGCTCAAAACGCTCTCAAAAACTCAGCCGAGAAGGGCAAGAGCATTTCAAAAGGTCTTGCGCCAGTAGACACTGGTTTCTTGAGAGCTAATATCACCACTAGGCACATGGGCGAAGAATCGCACATCCATTCAGCAGCGCCTTATAGCGGGTTTCAAGAGTTTGGCACACGCTATCAGCCTGGAAAACCGTTTATGCGTCCTATGATGCAACAAATCGAGCCTTATTTCACGGAGCAAATCAGAAAAGTTATGGAAGGAGCCTTTAAATGACACCGAACCACGACTTATTCAGAAATCTATTCGCTATTGCTAGTGAGAAACTGGCAACTTACGACTACTTACCCGATTCATCCGCTAGCTATCCATTTGCGTTTATTGGTGAGAATAGTTCAGCACCTACACTCAATAACGAAAACTTTGGAACGATAAGACAAACCGTCCATATCTACGGGACTAGAGTGCAGCGTGCAGAGCTAGACGCTCACTGTCAAACGTTGGAACGAGCTAGCGAACGAATTAAAGGGTTTGAATACAACTTATTAAAAACTGGAACAGACAAGCAAGTCTTACCAGATAATACAGACGTCCAGCCATTAATTCACATTGTGCTGGATTTTTCATTTACTTATATCAAAAAGGAGGAATAAATGGCAGAACTTATTTTGGGTAAAGACCTAATGGTCTTCTTCCGTCGTGTCAAAGATCAGAAGACACAAGACGCTGCTAAAGTACGTTTCCAAACAGAACACACTATCAATGCCGAGAAAGAGGTCGAAACTACCAAAACCAAAGACGGTGTAGTTAACTCTATTTCAGACGGTGAAGTGTCTGGGGAATTCGTATCACTTGCTTATCGTGAAGATGGAACTACCACAGAAATGTGGCGTGAAATGCGTAAATGGTTCATCGCAGGCGACAAGGTAGAGTGCTGGCAAGTTGACCTTGCTTCTAAGCGCGCTTCTGGTGGCAAAGATATCTATGACGTTGAATATTACCAAGGTTATCTTAAAAACTTTGAAATCGCAGCACCCGCTGACGACAAAGTTGAGCTTTCTTATGAAATGGCTATCGATGGCAACGGTATTATTTCAACCGACAGCTTGACAGACGCTCAGAAGAAAGCAGTCGCAAGCGCTCAATACGACTACCACACTCTTGCTAAAGAAGATAGCCTAGTTTCATCTATCTAGTCTATTGCAGGGGCTTTGTGCCCTTGCTTTTTTTGTATAAAGGAGAAATAAAACATGATTCTATCTATCAACGGACGAGACTTTAATTTGATTTTCGGACTTGCATTTTTGCGTGAGATCAACAAATTGCACTCAGCAGAGCTTGAAGGCATGAAGACTGGCTACGGAGCTATGACATTGATTTCAGCGGGTGTCGCTATCAATGACCCGCTAGCATTCGTGGATATCATCAAAGCTGGTACAATTACAGCGCCACAAAAACCAAGTGATGCTGACATTGAAGCCTATCTTGCTGATTTGATTGACAAAGGTAAATACAAAGAGACGATTGACTCAATTATCGACGAGTTAAAAGCGTCATCCCTACTCAAACTCGCAATGAACGTTCAAGAGTAGGGCACAGTCAACCAGATTATGACTTCAGCTATGACGACGCAATGGCTCTCTTGATTGCAAGGCACGGCATGAGCTACGTAGAAGCTGCTAGGACGACACTTGTTGAATTCGAGGTGTACAATACCGCTTACGCAATTAAACAAGAGGACGCCCGCTTTAACGCTGCTATTCAAGCGTGGTATAACCAGACCGTCCAAGCTACCAAAGGCAAGGGCAAGAGTGTCCGCTCAGCTTACAGAACCTTTAATGAGTTTTACGATCATGAGAAAGAGTTCAGTAAGATATTTAAGCCAGAGGACACTGCGCCTAAGAATCGAATGCTTTCGTTAGCTGATAAGAATAGAATCATCAATCAACAAAAGAAAGGGGGTAGTTAATGGGAGCATCTTTTGACGTTACGGCCATACTTCGTGCCAACTCAAGCGATTTCACTAATGGTGTCAATGCTGCCAAGTCTGCCCTTGCTGATTTGAGAAATCAGTCTGGGGGCATGCTTGCTCAAGTTGGTAGCAGTCTAAAGTCAGTCGGTAGCGCCATGCAGTCAGTCGGAGCTGGAATGACCACAGCTTTCACACTGCCAATGGTCGGCGGTCTGACGGCTGTAATTAAAGGCTATGCAGACCTTGAGCAATCTTTGGGTGGTGTATCAACATTGTTCAAACAGAATGGTTCAAGCGTCAACACCCTTGCTAGAGACTACGGCATGACCAGACAGCAAGCCCAAGCGCTCTACAATACAATGGACCGTGAGGGAACCAACGTCATCGAGAATGCCAACCGAGCCTATAGGACGGCTGGTGTGTCTGCTAACCGCTATATGGAGCAGGTAACATCGTTCTCAGCTACCTTGCTACAAGGTCTAGGCGGAGATACTGCCAAGGCTGCGAAATACGGGGATAAAGCCCTTGTCCAAATGTCAGATAATGCGAACAAGTTCGGTACTAACATGACGGACATTCAAAACGCTTATCAAGGTTTCGCAAAAGATAACTATTCAATGCTGGATAACTTGAAACTTGGTTATGGCGGTACCATGTCCGAAATGGCTCGTTTGGTCAATGAGTCTGGTGTCTTAAATGGTGAATTTGAAGCTACGGCTGACAATATCCGTGATATCCCATTCCATACCTTGATTGATGCCATCGGTATTACTCAAGATAGGCTCGGTGTTACTGGAACAACCGCAAAAGAAGCGAGTACAACCGTGTCCGGTTCGTTTAATTCCATGAAGGCTGCCGCTGAAAACTTAGTGGCCGGTCTCGGTAATAACGAAGCTAATATCAAGCAGCTAATGGAAAACATGAAACAGACTATCATCACATTTAAAGACAATGTGGTGCGTGTTCTAGGCACTATCTGGGACAATCTGCCAGTTGACGGCTGGGTTAAATGGGCAGCGCTTATCGTTGGAGCAGCGGGGCCTATTATCGCAATACTTGGGACCTTAATCATTTGGGTCGGAAACGTCGTTTCTGCACTAAGTACAATTGGGAGCGCCATCAGTTCGGTAGTAGGGTTCTTTTCAAGCGGTTCAACCGCAGCGAGTGGGCTAGGTGCCGCTTTCAGCGGGTTATCAGTCGGAGCTCTCGCTGCTTTTGCTGCGATTGTTGCTGCGGTTGCTATGGTTGGGGCTGCACTCGTTGATTTGTGGAACAATAACGAGAATTTCCGTTCGCAAGTTATTGCAATTTGGGAAACTATCAAGAGTGCGATTACTAACGCCGTTCAAGCCATTGTGTCGTTTGTTATGTCAATATGGGGCCAGTTGACTTCCTTCTGGAATGAAAACCACGCCTTGATTATGCAGACAGCGACAACTTACTGGAATATGTTCAAGGGCATGATTGAAAACGTCATGAACGCAATTCTTCCAGTGGTTCAAACTGGATTGAATTTGCTAATTACACTGTTCTCGACAAGCTGGCAAATGATTACGACTGTTATTTCAACAGTCATTGAAGTTATCTTAAACATCATCAAGATGGGGATGCAGATTCTGCAAGGTGACTGGTCTGGAGCGTGGGAAACGTTCAAAACCATCTTGTCTACTGTTTGGGAGGGCATCAAGTCTCTTGTTTCAATTGGTATCAACGCTATTGGTCCAATTATCCAAGCAGGAATTCAGTTCATTCTTGCTATCTGGAACGCAGCATGGGCATTGTTAGCTGTTCCATTCCAAGCACTTTGGGCGTTGCTTCAATCTATCGCTGGTGGGGCTATGTCTGCCATTAGTGGCGTTATTAGTGCTGGTATTGCTGTGATTCAGTCTATTTGGTCAGCGGCATGGACAGTTATCCAGACAGTTTTCTCAACGGTTTGGAACACAATCATGTCTATTCTGTCACCTATCATGGCTGGTATCTCAAGTATTATTTCAAGCACGCTTTCAGCTATTCAAGCGATTTGGAACGCTATCTGGACTGGAATTCAAGCTGTTTTAGCTGGTGTATTGGCTGCTATTGTCGGATTGGTTACTGGCAACTTCTCGCAAGTTCAATCAGCTATCACGTCAATCATGTCAGCTATTCAAGCGACCATCAGCGCAATTTGGAACGCTATTTTGTCGCTTATTAGTAGCGTATTGAGTGCGATTGCTAGCACTGTATCAAGTACATGGTCAGCTATCCAGTCAATCGTTTCAAGTGCTATGAGTTCCGTTCAGAGCATTATCAGCTCAGCTTGGAGCGCTGTTAGGTCAGCGGTTACAAGCGCCATGAGCTCAATCCAATCAGCTATCACTAGCGGATTTAGTGCGGTCGTATCAGCAGTAACAAGTGCTGGTCAGCGTATCATTTCAGCGGTTCGGTCAGCGTTCAGCGGTGCACTAAGTGCAGCCCGTGGATTTGTTGGACAAGCTGCAAGCGTCGGTTCTCAATTGATTAGCGGTTTCGTTAGCGGGGTTACATCCGCAGCTGGAAAACTGATTTCAGCGGTTAAAGGTGCTGTAAGTAATGCTATTAACGGAGCTAAAGCCTTGCTTGGTATCAAATCACCATCCCGTGTATTCCGTCAATTCGGTATCTATACGGATAAAGGTTTCATCATCGGTATTGATAGCAAAGCTGACCAAGTGGCCCGTTCAATGCGCTATATGGCTCAAGGTGCTATCGACGCATTCACTGGTCAAGATATCAACGGAGCTATCAATGATGAACTTGGTAGCATGGACGGTCAGCTAGGTCGTTTGGCAGGGTATGACCCATCAGTTTCGTTCAACGGCGGCAAGATGTCAGTTACTCAACAGGCAGCGGATATCGTGCTTAAAATGGGCGATACAACTTACAGAGCATTTACTAATGACATCACTAACGCTCAATCAATGGAATTAATGCTTGATAACTATTAAGAGAGAAAAGAGGTTTTAGCTAATGTATGATTATGCTTCATTGAAGCGCACGGAATCAACGGTGCTGCAAAGAGCGCCGGTTGATAACATGCGTATCAACGGTACGCCTATAGAAGATATCATCCAAGGGTATCGACAACTTACGGTCAAAGGTCGTTCATTGCTCAATCGTGAAATTTCAACTACTCGTGTTCCTGGACGCCGTGGTGTCTGGGTGGACAGCGTCAATGACTCAGAGCGTGAGATTGAAGTTAAGTATCAGTTAACGACAGTCACCAGCCAAGTCATGAGGACCTCTTTCCGAGAGCTAAACCGCATCTTGAGAGAAGTAGGCCCTAGCGGCTATCTCGAAGTAACCTTTGATGATGAGCCAGATTTCACTTATTACGCTATTTTTAAAGAAGCGGACGAAGTGGAGGAAGACAGGCTTTCAGTTATTAGCAGTTTTGTATTATTAGTGCCAGACGGCTATAAGAAACGGGTTCCGGAGCGTTCTAACGGCGTTGTCTATCTTACATACGCTAAGAAGGTAATACCGAAGAAGATTGTAGCCATGACATCGACAGCGTCAACAGAATTCGAAATCATCAACGGGCAAACCAAACTGTCTTTTAAAGGCAGCTATGCAGCCAACAAGGAAATTGTTGTTAAATTTGGCGACGAAGAAGTGACTGCTACTTATGATGGTCGTAATATCCTAAGTGAATTACAACGTTTTAGCCCACTAGAGCAGTTTTTTGTCAAAGACGGGGACCGATTGACTGGTAAAAACGTGACTATTCGTGAAGTGCAGTGGAGGGATGAAAGTCTATGATCTATTTATTCGATAAGGACGAAAAACTTATCAAGATTATTCGCAAGCCTGCCATTAAGACGGCGTTGCAAAAATTCAGTCTTACCACTGAAAACTACATTTCAGACCGCTTGACTGTCGAAATGAAAGCCTTGAAGGATGACGAACTGGCAAAACTGGAATACATGGCCATCCAGTCAATCGACAATACCCATAAATTCCATTACTTCTACATTGCCCAAGGAAACACCAAGGGAGATGTCACAACGCTTGTCGGTGTTCAATCTGGTATTGAGGAGTTGCGTAAAACGGTAGTTTATGACAAGCGCCCGACAGACCAACGTGCTAGACCGGTGATTGAATGGCTTTTAACTGGGACGAACTGGTCCCCTCGGTTTGTTGCTGAAACAAACCCAAAGAGTACCAATTTCTATTACATTTCCACATTTGATGCTTTGAAAAAAGTGTGCAAGGTGTGGGGCTTAGAAATGCAGTTTTTCGTTGAAATGAACGGCAGTCAGATTGGCGCTAGATACATTGATTTCAAGCGTAAAATAGGTGAAGCCGTCGGAAAGCGTGTGGTTTATGGGCATAACGCCCTTGAAATTCTGCAAGAGATTGAGAAGACAAACCTATACACTGCCTTGGTAGGGCGTGGAAAAGGGGAACAAGTCAGCTCAGCAGAAGATACTGGAAAAGACGCTGACGGGTACGGGCGTAAAATCAACTTTGAGGAAATTGTCTGGTCGAAAGCCAAAGGGGACCCACTAGACAAGCCCCTTGGTCAGAAATACCTTGAAATTCCAGAAATGACCGCTAAATACGGCATTAAGCAACCAGACGGCAAGATGCGCCCTAAGATTGGTTTTGTCGAATTTAGCGAAGAAGAAGACAAGAACGAGCTTATCAAGCAGACTTACGAGGCTTTGATTGAGTCATCAAGACCTAAACTGACACTTAAAACGTCAACAGTGTATCTTAAAGGCGTCCAAATCGGCGACACTATCCGAGTAGTCCGACATGACAGGCACCTTGACTACGATACACGTATCTTTGAAATCACGTTCAATCGCTTAAACAACGAATCTAGTGACATCAAGCTAGGGGACCGTGTTAGCGAAAGCAACGATGCAAAGGTACAGAGTACCGTCAACAAAGCACTCGACGAGTTTAAAGCTGGTGAGTTCACTGAGTTTGTCAAAAAGCTGCCAGAGTTTATCCCGTCAGCCAATGGTTTTAACCATAATTGGTACACAAGCGCTGATCCAACAGAAACGCATCCAGGGCAAGTTTTGATCAATGACTCATGGTACAAACCGGACCCAGAACACGAAGGACACACTATCATGTATCGCTGGACCGGTGAAATGTGGCAAGAGGTATTGAGAACGTGGGACGGTACAGGTCTGCAAGACAAAATCAAGAAAGAGTTTGAAAAAGTCGCAGCTAACATGGCTAAACAGCAATCTGAACATGACCGAGTGGTTGCAGAAATTACAGCTAAGGCTACCAATGCGGAAACATTGGCCAGTTCAGCCAAATCAACCGCAGAGGACGCTTTTGGTCGTCTAAATGACATTAAGAGTGAAGCTATCGCAGAAGCTCGTTACTTGGACAGCGTTGAGCGTGCAGAGACAGAAAAGAAGATTGCTGCATCTAAAAAAGATGCACTTTCAGAAGCCGTCAAACTAGTCGATAGCGCTAAAAGTACATTAAACACGGACTTATCTGAGACTGAAAAGAAAGTAGAAGCTCTAAAGGGTTCTATTGGGACATTATCAAACGATACGTCAGTACAGTTTGCCAAAATCAATAACGCTCTCATTTCAGTAGCTAGCAAACAAGATGTTGACAAAGTCAACCAGCGCGTGTCTAATGCTGAGACGGTTTTAACGCAACAAGCTGGACAGATTTCAGCCAAAGCTAGCAAAGAGGACGTCAATGCTGTTTCTGGGCGTTTAAACAGGGCTGAGAGCTCATTGACAGTGCAAGCTGGGCAAATCAACCAGAAAGCCAACAAGCAGGATGTAGACACGCTCACAGGGCGTGTGAATCGTGCTGAAACTTCTATCACGCAACAAGCGGACATGATAGCGTCTAAAGCTAACAAGCAAGAGCTTGACAATGTCAATAATCGAGTAATCAACGCTGAAAGTCGTATCACTCAACAAGCTAACGAAATTAGCCAACGAGTGAAGACAAGTGATTTTAATAACGCTACTCAGAGACTCGCAACGGCTGAGAGTTCAATTACGCAGTTGGGGAACAAAATCACTACTGAGATTAGTAGAGTAGACAGTAAGATTCCGACTGACTTTGGAAGCCGTAACTTGATTTTGAACTCAGCAGATTTCGAGAATGTGCATACTTACACAGGCAGTGGCAATAATATTGCCATCACAACAAACGACGCTACATATATCATCAAATCAACCGGTAACGCCAGCAAATTTTGGGGCGGGGTCTCATGGAATATGTCTGTTTCCAAACTGAAAGCAGGGGAAACGTTCTCGCTCTTGGTTCCGGTATACATTGATAGCGGAACAGATATGAGCGACGGGGCAATTGTTACAATTAAGAACAATCGAACAAACACGATTGCTTCTGAATACAAAATCCCGGTTTCTGTAAAGGACGAATGGTTTGACGTTGCTTTAAATTTCACACTTACAAGAGATGTTGGTTTAAGCGAATATCCTTTCGGGATTTACGTCGTAAGGAACGGTCATTTAAAGTTTAAACCACCTATGTTAGTCAGAGGGGCACTCATTCCCTTGCAGCATACAGTGGCGCCAGAAGATACCGAAGCCGAAATAAGCACGGTTAAAACGACGATTACACAGACCGAGCAGGGGGTTAGCCAGTTATCTCAGAAACAATCTGAAACAGATAGCCGTATCACTAACGCTGAAACTACGGTCAATCAATTAGTCAACGAAGTATCGTCGAAGGTATCGAAGACTGATTTTGACAAGCTGTCTAAGAGCGTGGCGGCTAATAGTACCGCAATCACTCAGACCGATAATAAAATCAGTTTGAAAGCAGACCGGACAGAAGTTCAAGCTGTCAAAGCTACAGCTGACAGTGCAGCGTCCAAAGGCCAAGAATTAGAGCGTAAAATCAACCAGACTAATGCTGAATTGCGTGTTACAGCAGATTCTATCGCCCAAAAGGTTTCAAGAGTTGATTTTGATAATCTTGGAAACAAAGTCACTAACGCTGAAACTCAGATCAGCACGTTAGCCGGCAAGATTGAAACTAAACTCTCTAGGGTTGACCTAGACAGCGCAATTGATAGCAAAGGCTTTCTGAAAGAGTCGGATGTCAATAGATTGGTTGATAACAAAGGATTTGCAACAGCTACGTCTGTCACTAATCTCATTCAACAATCCGAGCGAGGAACGACCCAACTTATCAGCGAGGTCAAGAAACAGATTCCGTCAGTTGATACGCTGTCAGTTGGTGGTGAGAATCTTATCCGAAACTCAGCATTTCCAGAGAATCTTGATAACTGGGGCTTTTGGCAAACTCCACAACAGAACCCTAACCTGTCTGTTTCACAGCATCCGTATTACTACAATAGTGCTAAACCGCTATTCTTGCTTAAAACATCATCATCAGTACCAGCGTCTACGCCACGTTTTTCAGTTAAGCGCAACACTGATTATTCTTTCAATTTTCAATTGTTTGCTACGGGAAATATCAAGGGGGTAGACATCTATTTTCTTGGTCGAAAGTCAAGTGAAACGGGCAAGAATTACACAAAGGCGGTGCGTTTTAAAGCACACACTGGTTCACCGTCAGTCGCCGGACTCGCTAAATGGCACTTAACATTTAATTCTGGTGAATGTGACGAAGGCTATATTCGTATTGACAACACTGGTACTACCAACGGCAGTGAGTCGTTGCTATTTTTTACCGAGCTAGATTGCTACGAGGGGACTATGAACCGTGCTTGGCAACCATCACCAAAAGACGCAAGCCAAGAGGTGACAGTTAAATTCAATGAAATTAAGTCTACCGTCGACGGTTTCAGCCGGACAATCGGTGAACACGGGCAGTCTATTTCGCAAATTATCCAAGAGGCCAAGGGTACAGTTTGGAAGGTGGAGAACCTAGAGGATAAGTGGTCGTTTAATCTCGGTGTTACTAACAAGCAACTAGACAAGCTGGACACTGGTCTTGAAGCTACCAAATCCGAAATGTCCCAGATTGCAGGGTCTTGGGCAGTTAAGAACCTGACAAGGTCCGGTGATGTGCTTAACCAAATCAACCTCAACAAAGACGGTTCGGTCAAAATCGACGGTAAATTGGTTCAAATCACTGGTTCTACCTACATCGAAGATGGTGTTATTAGCTCAGCTAAAATCGGTGAACTGTCAGCAAGTAAAATCACTAGCGGGCGTTTAAACGCTTCACTCGTTGACGTCGTTAACCTAAACGCCGAGAGTGTCACTAGCGGTACGTTTACAGGTTTGAATTATCGAGGGGGTAGAATTGAAGCACTTAACGGAGCAATGAGGGTAGACCTAAATGGCTCAGAGATGCATTTCTACGATAATGCAAAGATTGAATTTCACAACGAGAACAATGCGCTATTCCGTACTCGAAACGGAACATCAGCGTTCATCCATTTTAGGGACGATTCTTATAACGGGGTCTATACCGCTATGGGTGTCAATGCTGACAATACCGGGACACAGAATGACTATTCATCCGGACGATTTGCGGGCATTCGTGTTGTTCGCTCGAACGACAACCAACAACCTAGAGCGTTTGTTGACGAGGTTCAATTGATTGGAGATACTGTCCATTTTAGGCACTCACAACATCCAGACGCCGAGTTTATGAAAGTGAAAGCTGACGGCGGCCCTTGGATTGACCTCATACCATTTCTCAGACTAGTAGCTAGTCGTTTGAAAATTTCAGTACAGCCGTAAGAAGGAGAACTAATGAACGAACAAATTTACACTTCAATGATTCAAGATATCGCAAGTCAGAACGCTAATTTGACGATTGAAAAAGCTGAGTTTAAGGCTCGCTTGCAGTCGACAATTAGCGAACTGGAGCAGGTCAAATCGCAACTAGAGCATTACCAAAATGTACTAGCGTCTGACGCAGACCTTAACGACCTCTTTAACGAGGCGGCACAGAAAGGAGTGGCTAATGAATAAGTCTAATTTCAGTGTTACATCGAGTTATCTGACCAACCCGACAACAACACGGATTGCCATCCAGTCCAAAGATGGCTCGACGTGGTTGACTCGAGACGTTCCGGGGGACCACACAAGTAAGACGGATGAAGCTAAAATCCAGCTCATTTTAGACATTTTAGCGACAGAGCTGGACCCTGCTGGGGCATTGGCACGCTATCAAGCTAAGTCAGAGGAATCTATCAAAGACCTTGACAATCGCTTAAATTTGGCTGAGAAAGTCGCTGAACAAGGCGAATTGACTCGTAAAATTGCCAACGTGTCCATCCTCAATGCGGTAATGAGTCAGAATATCCAGTACGGCACAATCTACAAGCAATATTTGGAATTGCTTCCAGTCGCTAAAAAAGGCGATGTATTCAACGCTGGGGATATCTTCGCTATCGAATCCCCAGACCACGAAGAAGTGGACGGAGAAGGCAAACTGGTACTTATCCAAGTTAACGGGTCATTCACTTACGAAAATCAACCATTCGCTGACTTTGCAAAAGGTGGCAAACTCGAAAACAATGGGGTTGCTACTGCATGGGTATTTAGACCGAAGGAGGGTTAATGGTACAGAAACCAGACGGCATTTTTGGTGTTTTCGATGTGGTTAGAGACTTCTACGCACACGGTATCGATGAGCATTTATGGGTGTTCCTGCTCATGATTATCATTTTCAGTGATATCATCATCGGCGTGTCCAGAGCTTGGGCCGCTCATGAGTTTTCAAGCTCAAAATTTAGAAAAGGGCTAGTCAGCCATACGGCTATGATTACATTTGTAGCCATTTTCTATCCGTTCGCAGCCTTCATGAATCTGGGCGGTATCCTAGATACATTTATCTTTGCCATGATTGCAGCATACGGCTCTAGTATCTTAGCTAGCTTGTCAGCTCTAGGGGTGGAAATCCCATACTTTGATAAGTATGTTAAGAACAATATCGATAAAGAGAAATTTAATTTAACCTCAAAAAACGAGGAAGAAAAGGAGAAAACAGAAAATGATTAATTTGAAATTGCGACTAAAAAATAAAGTGACGTTAGCAGCCCTTATCTCAGCAGTATTCGTTATGCTGGGGCAATTCGGACTTGAGATTCCACACAATATCCAAGAGGGTGTCAATACTCTATTGATGATCTTGGTTCTCCTCGGAATCGTTACAGACCCAACAACAAAGGGTGTCGCTGACAGTAAGCAAGCATTGAACTACAACGAACCTCGCGAGGACTAGCCTATGGCTAAGCTCATGACTTCCATCAACCAAATTCAAGGCGGTGATGTCCTAAAATCTGGGGACACCACTTCCGTTTTTGGTTTTGAAATTTTGGGTTACGATGGAAAACGCATGGAATTGTCCGGCACTGGTAAGCTAACACTGTCCAACGATGAAACGGTGGCACTTTATCAAGATGTTGCCGTTAAAAACGGGACATTCTCATTCTCAATGGGGAACGTGGTAGCTACTGGCACTTACTACCTTGAAATCAAACTAGATGGGCATATCTTCCCGTCTAATAACTTTAAGGTGAAAGTGAAGAACTCACTAAATGCGGATCATACTATTCCATCGGACAAGAGCCCTAAACTGAAACTACTAGCTGATGAATTGCGAGATTCTGGGTTAATCAGTGGTGGCACTGATACGACGGAAGACCTCGTAAATATCTACAATCTAGCTAAAATCTAAGAAAGGAAACATAAATGAGTAAATTACATGATTTTGCCCAAGCCGTGGGTGCTGACATCAAAGAAATCAAGGCATCTATTGCCAGCAAGCCGGCTGGTGTCAGTGAAGAACGCTTGACGCAAGCTATTACACAGGCTAAAGCTGACATCATTGGTGGAGCTCCCGAAAACCTTAACACACTCAAGGAAATCGCTGATAACATCGAAGCGGCGGGCGGCAATACCGATAGTGGTATCATTACGAAAATGACTGAATTGGGTGGCCGTCTCGATACCATTGAGCAAGAAGACCTTGTGAGTGTTTATAATACTGCGAAAGCGTGAGCGCTATGAGTAAGTTCACAGAATTTGCTCAAGCTGTGGGGGCGGATATTAAGGAGATTAAAGATAAACAATCTTCATCATTGACTATCAATCAAGCGTATGGGTTATTTCCAACTTATAATAACTTTTTTAAACAGGTTATAGAACAAAATAAATTTGCGGAAGACCCACTTGTAACAAAATCTCAATTACCAACGAGCGACATTGATGAATTAAAGAAAAAGGTTGCAGAATTGGAGAATGAGATTTTGGAAATTAAACGAAGTATCCAGGGCTAAAAATTTCGGACATATCAACTATTTAGCTACTAACCCAACCGTACCGAGCGGTTGGACAAAATTAACATAAGGAGAATTACTATATGGCAACAGATAATGACATCATTCTATTCGCAGAAAATCTAGCTGACGCTGGTGTCGGTACTGATGCAGATGGTTCTTACGGAACACAATGCGTTGACCTGCCTAACTCTATCTCAATTAACTTCTTTGGCCGTGCTCTTTGGGGTAACGCCATTGACTTGCTAAACTCAGCGGCAGCAGCAGGCTATGAGGTTGAGTATAACCAAGAAGGCAACCTCGACAGCCGCCCACGTTGTGGGGCTGTATTCGTCATGGATACTACTTACATCGCAGGGCATTCGTACGGCCACACTGGTCTCGTTATCGAAGATTCAGACGGCTACACCATGCGAACCATCGAACAAAATATTGACGGCAACGCTGATAGTTTATACGTTGGTGGCCCCGCTCGTTACAATACACGCAATTTTGACGGTATTGTGGGCTGGTTCTATTTCCCAACAGACAACCAATCACAATCCCCTGCACCAACCCCAACGCCTTTCGATGGTATAATTACTATCAACGAGGAAACCGGGACATTTACGGTTGAAGTATCAGCTCTTAACGTTCGAGCCGGTGCCGGTCTAGGTGCTGAAATCGTGGCAGTCTATGGAGCTGGTGAAACTATCAACTATGACGGCTGGTGTGACGTTGACGGCTATATCTGGATCAGTTACATTGGCGGGTCTGGAAATCGTCGCTATGTCGCAGTCGGACAATCAGAGAATGGCCGCCGTGTAACGTCATTCGGTTCATTCGCTTAATCAAGACCACGCAAACTAAAAAACGAAAAGGAGTATATCACCTCCCGACAGACCACAGTTCGGACATCATGGTGGTAGTGGTCGAAGCCCTGGCATTTGCTGGGGCTTTTTTTATTTGGTATAATATAAGTCCATCATAGGCAAAGAGCTACGAGGAAACTCATAGCTCTTTTTTATATTTGCCATTCTCTACGATAAGTGATAACCTATCCTTAGGAATACTTGGCGTCGTTTCGATGAATATTCTCGAACTGTCCTCGACTTTTAGTCGGGGTTTTTGTGTACCCTTGATATAACATTAGACATTTAATCTAAATAGAGGTACACTATAGATGTACTTAGATTTGCCCTTTAGCAAAGTCTAAGAGTTGCTTTTCCATATCGCTTGGTAGCTCATGCTGCCAAGTCTTTTTTATAAAAAAGGGGGCAAATAAGGGGCAATAAGTGTAAACTTTAGTAACTTTATGTGAGTTTTGATGTCTACATCTTACACGCATATATCCTTATTTAATAGGTTTTCTTCCTATTATATACGTATTTCAAACTGCACTAAAAGAATACCGTGGTTTGAAATCATTCTACAACTTGAAAAAATAATTCTATAGTCATATAGAATAAAAAGAGGTTCCTTAGGGAATCTCTTTTTTTGCTTGTTCTAAAGAACTTTTGACTAAGCTAGGCACCGTCTCTAAATAGGACTTCTAGACATAAAAAGCCCCCGCAATCCTATTGACTGCGGGGATTTAGTCTTAGAATAGACCTTTAATCTTGTCTAAAGCGCCACTGACCATTTCGTTACCTGAAACAAGAGATTTAGCTTGGTCGAAGTACTCGC